GTCTGCAACTCGCAACCCTCTCGCTTTAAATCCTGCAGGGAGATTGGACAACGTACCAGCATCAATGAGTTGACGGAGAGCGGACGTAGCTGTCCTGGAGAGACCCCCGAGCATGTGGATAAGACCAAAGCCATAAAAGCCAAGACCAGGCAAGAACTTATAATGTACAAAATATTGAATTTTTTTTCTAAGCGGATCATTTTCTTTGTAGTTTCTATATATTGATAATACTTTTCCAGATCCTTCGTCTATAGTAATAATATATGGAACTCTTATACCGGTTGCTGCTCCTGTTGTAACGTCTCTATCTTCAAACCCTGGTATGTTTAAATCACAATGTATTTCAAATAATGTGTATTCATTATCATCTTCTTCTCCATAAGTAGTAGAACTTACTCCAGATACATTTTGATATTCTTCTTGAATTGCATTTGTTCCTGTTAATGATGGTCTAATTTCTACATCTCTGTAAAAACCAGATACTTGATTTTTTCTAACGTCATTATATGTTTGTTTTACAATATGTGTAATTCTTGGAGATGATGCTAAATCTGTTGCATAAAAAGGAACAATTAAATCTTCACATGGAATAAAAGAAGCTTTAGCTCTTTGTTCTTGACCATCAAAATAAACTTTTTTAAATGCCGATCCTGCTAATCCTAAATTAAATAATAATTGATCCATTTCAGGATCATATTCTTCCATAACATTTGTAATTTGATAATTCATAAAATCTTTAACTCTTTGAGCTTGATCTTCTGAATCAATTGTATGGTCTCCTACAATGTTACATTTTACAGGACCTCCTGGAGGTAGTAACTCTTTATAAGCTTGTGCTTGAAACTGTGTCGCTGATTCAGCGAGTAATGGATGAGTAACTCCACTAGCTCCTTGAAAAGGTCTAGCTCGTTCTTCATATTTAAATCCTAATAGTTTTATTCCGTCGACATATGATCTTTCCCAATCTTGTCTAGAGGATTTATCCATTTCATAATCTCCTCTAAGATTATCTGATATTTTTTCTGATTCATCATCAGATATAAATTCTGCTAAATTAGCTCCAAATGGTATTTCTTCTGATTCAGGTTGTTCTTCTACAAATCCTTCTTCTTCTATTTGTATTTCTATATCAGGAGATCCTTCTTCATTAACAGGTAATATACCTGCCATTTTATCAACTTCTATTTCTTCTGATGTTGTATTGGGTAATGCTTTATCTATGGCCACTAAACTGCTACTCCTAATATGTCTACTTCAGCTAATGCTGAATATTTGTTAATGTTGGTTTTACCACCTTCTTTATACTCTCTGAAACCCAATTTTGCTAGAAGTTTTCTTTCAAAGCCTTTGAGTTGTCTAAGGTCTATAACAATTCCAGGTTTTATTGCAGCCTTGTTACCAGGTATATTACCATAAGAAAAAGGTTTGAGAGGATTATCTTTATCTAAACCTTTTTTATAAAAGTTGGGGTCATCTAATTTAAAATCTTGTTTAACATTATTTATTTTACGATTAAACTCTCCATGTGTTTTAGAATTTTTAGGCCAGGAAATCCACATATCAACATCATCTCCCGCTTTAACAGAAAAGGGTTGTGAATTAATTCCTAAACTTTCTAATCTTTTTGTATAATCTTCTAGTAATGAATTAGCTGCTCGTAAAGAATTCTTACGATATATATTATTAAAAGCTGATGCTAAATTAATTCCACTTCCTTGTTCATATCCCATAACAGCTTCTGGTAAAGGAATAGCAACAAAATCTTTTCCTCCTTGTATAGCAAGTTCAATTTCTCTTTTTAGTATTTCTTTAATCATATCTTCTTGTTGTCTAAAAGGTATGTCAGGCATTCCTGTTTCTTGAGTAGGAGTTCCTGAAAATTCTGAGTTAATTCTATCTTCTTCTTTTTTAATTTTAGCAAAAGCTTTATTGCCTTGTTGTTGCATAAAGTTTTCCATGTTTCCAAAGTCAGATAATATTTTTTCTTTTACTTGTAATAAGTTTGGATCGTTATCTGGAACACTATTTACTCGTTGCATTAATGCTTGTTGATTCTGAGGTAGATTGTAATCAGTAGCATCATCTACATCGGACTTAATTAATAACTTTTTAAGTTCACTATTAAATATTCTATTTTGTTGTGATTTTAGAGTGTTTAATTGTGTTGTTAATGCAGCTGCCTGTTCTCCAGACACTTCTGCTTTAAATACAGGTCGATCACTTTTTGCTATTTGTTTTAAAACATCAAATTGCATCTCATCAAGAAAAGTTCCAGTCTGCCCATCTAAAGTTGTTCTGTCGGTTTTTCTTACATGAGCTAACTCATTTTTTTGACCCATATGAGAACTTGTTACATCGTTAGTATCTTTTTGTCCTTTTAATGGATTGTAAGTGTAGACATCTGTTTTATGTGTTTTTTGTGCAGCGTCACCGGGTAATGTAATTGTAGCGTGATTGGTTGTAGTTCCATAGTCTCTTCTTAAATTTTTTAAATTAGTTAAAAAAGTACGAACACCAGCTCCTGTTTGTGTTTTAGGTAATACATCTTGTGCTGCTTGAAAAACATTTAATGAAAAATTATCTGCGTTAACGTTGTTCATCATTGGAGTCCATGCATTTCCTCCTGTATCTTTTTCTACTCTTTTAACAATGTTAGCTAAAGTAAGATCAATCTTATCGTTAAGTAAAGCGTCCTGTGCATCACTTAATCTTCCTCCATTGTTTTCTAAAACTTTTAAATAATAATTACCAAAACGATTTGTTGTTTCTAAAATAAAACTTTGTGTAGCTTTAGGAAGAGATCCTCGATACATACTAGCACTTCCCATCCAACTAGAACTACTATTAACATTTAAAAAATCATTGTATTGATTTCTAATAGTGTCAAACTCAGGAATAAGATCAAGTTCAGATGTATTACCCATACGAATAGGTTTTGTATTTATCTGTGTTCCTTTTTCTGCACGCAATTTAACTAATTGTTCTGTTGTTAGTTTGTTATTTTTATTAACAAACAACGTGTAACCAAATCCACCTTTATCTAATTCTTTTGTATGACCTCTATTTTTTAATTCACCAATCCATTGTGCTCCTGTTTTACTTTCTGTAGGNGCATAGTTCTCTACTATATCTTCAAACATTAAAGAGTAACGAGAAAAGTCTCCTGTTTTTTCTGCTTGNATGCGTGGATTTTTTTCAATAATAGGAAGATTATCTACAGGAGTAGTGCTTTCTGGATAATTTTTATTTAGATACAAGTTTGCATCTTTTTTTGTTTTAAAAACTTTAACACTTCCATCAGGTTCTTGTATTTTCCAAGGATAAGATAATTTACTTTGTTTGGATTTGTAATCTGTTTTACCTTTCCATTTGCCTGCATTAATTTGTTTCATTACATCAGTAGCTTCATTAATAGAATTAAATGAACCTATTAATTCTTCTCCATCATACAACTCTAGTTTTTTAGTATTAGGATTAAGACGAGAAGTAAAACCAAGACCAACCTGTTTAGGTTTACCCAATGGCTGTACAATAACTGTTTCCACAGATTCTGCTGTAGTAACTGGAGCAGGTTTTTCTGTTTTCTTTAAATCATCTTTTACTTTTTTAACATTGTTTACAGCTTTAATTTTACCGGCGTTTGACACCGGTCCGCCCGCTACAGGCATTGCTAACATCGTATTTAATTCTGCTTGTAATTTATTTGCTTTATCTTCCTCAACTCCAAACACACCTTCAGCTGTGTCTGCTGCAAATGCGCCAGGGAGCCTGAATGCGGTATCAAGAATATCAAATGCTTTTTCTCCGTAAGGTGCGATTGTATTCCAAATCCCTCTTGATAGAGGGTCAAGATTTTTTAAGATAGGTAAATTTTCTGCTGCGTATTCATTACCAAATCCTGAACTAACACCAGTCAGCATTTTACCATTCCATAATGTACCAAGAGTCCTGAGAGATCCTACTTTATCCCCGACCCCCTCTTCAATAAATCCTTGAATTGCTTCTACTGAATTAGTAGGATTACCTTCAGCAAACTTACCACCTTCTTGGAAAGGAGATATCAATGTATCTTTTGTTACCGAAGGATCTAATAAATAATTTAATAATTCTTTCATGTCCGCTTTAGTTTCTAAATTTTTACCTAAAGTTAAGTTAAATGTATTTTTGTTTTTTCCAGATAAAGCTATAGCTTTTGGATTATATATTGAATAAGAACTTTGGGCTTTTACATTTTTTAAACCCTCATCAATTTTATTTAATATATTTGTTATTGAATCCGCATTTTTAGATTTGTTTCCTATTTCTAAAAACTCAGTAAATTGTCTAGGACTTGTAGAAACTCCTTCACCCAAATTCATTGTCATATTATCAAAAGGATCGACTCTTCTTGTAGCTGTTTTATATCCTTGAGTAGCAAGAGGTCTGTTTGCATATGACAAAGGTTTTCCAGTCATGACATTTTCTGCGAGGTCATCGAAAAATACTTGTACTTTTCTATTAACAAAACTTGGTGACAAATATAAATATTCAGGATTACCTGCCTTATCTAATAACTCACTAGCAGGATTCATTCTTGCTGTTTGACTAACAGGAAATTTGTGAGCAAAATCTATAACACCGGATCCTACATCATCTCCGTACTTAGTATACACTTCAATTAAATCATCTGCATAACTTTCCAACATATCATCTCTATATTGAAACAAGTCATCCATTTGCTTAGAATATTTTCTTATAGAATCATTAAATGTATCCATTACTTCTTGATGCTTAGGATGTTTTTTGTTTCTAATTATTTCGTCTAATTTTGCAGAGCCTCCATGTTTGTTAACTAATCCTTTATAAGTAAATTGATAAACTTTAGCTGCTCCCGAAGGTGTAGTTTTACCGATGCCAGGAAGTTCTGAAACTTTTTTAGAAGTTTGTCTTGTTGTTTTTATTCCTGGAAAAACATTTGGAAAAGTAGTTTTCCAATTTTCTGCTTGTTTAATTTCTTTTGATAAATTTTTTACTAAAGGAGTTTTTTCTTTTTTAATAGCACTAGCTAATGCAGTAGTATCAGCTTTGTAATTAGCTCTTAATCCAATTTCAAAATCAGCTAAGTCATCTATTTCATTAGCCATCTTTAATTGTTCAGGGTTCAGGGTTGATTTATCCATACCTCTGGTATGTGTTACTCCCATCTTAGATAACTGATTTTTTATTCTACTCGCTGCAGAAAGAATTTGTTTAGAAGCGTCCTGTCCTAATGCTCTTAATTGACTTACTCCTAATTCTGCATTTTTGCTAATTCCTCCTCCAGTTAAAATATCGGCACCTTGAATAACGTAACTAATTTTCTTTTTTGGATTAAATATAAAATTACCAAGCTTATTGGTTATGTTCGTAACACTTTTATTAAATTTGGAATTGAGGTAAGTGTCAATCTTAGCATTACCACTTTTGTATATATCTTGAGTATTACCAATTTTAGATATTTTTTTATCGTTGACATCTGACCTATCGGCAGGGGTATCTAAAATACCTGAATCAAATTGTGGTACACCTGATAAATCAACCATTAATAATATCTCTCCTCACCTGCATAATCAGGTATTCGTGGTTCTTCCCAATAATCATCAGGTAATGTAACAAAATTTCCTTGGCGAAAACGTAACACAGCTTGTGTTGTTGAGTCAACATAATCATCGTTGTCACCAAAGGGAAAGGCAGCACATTCCTCAATGACTTCTTGCGCCCACCGCTCATCAGGAACCCATACCTGACCAGCTTCAAATACCGGTGCTACAGCGTTTACTCGTACATGCTTATCATTTCCTTTACTCGGTGTAAAGTTCGTAACCGGAATACCTATCTGTCTTAGTTCATGGGTCAGGGGCAATCCACTCGCTTTAGCTTCAATAATAATTGTCTCAGGCTCATACTCTTTATACTTAGCCAAGGCCTTACGTTTTAGTTCTGGAAAATCCCATCTACCTTTAACGGCATCAAGTAAAATCAAATACACTTTACCATCAGCTTCTGAGGTAAACACCCCCCACGTTGTAATGGCACTGTAGTCTGCTGTTTCTTTTTTTGAGTACGCTGTATCATAGCTTTGTATGATATGCTGAATGTTATTAGGAGGAGTTTTAGATTCCCACTTCATCCACCATTCTCTTTTAATAATAGATCCTTCTTCGGAGGTTGGTTGTTGCTGCCACTGTGCTTGCCACTTTTGTTCATTCAATGACGCTTTGACTGATAACAGTTCATCCTTTTTCCAATACTCAGGCCAACAAGGTTTTCCTGAATTAGGAAATATTGCAGGGAATTCTATTAGATCCCATTGATCTGCTTTAACTTCTTTTTGAGCTCCTACTAATCTACCTGTCAAATCTTTGGTAGACCATCTTGTCATGACAATAACAATGATACCACCGGGCTGAAGTCTTTGTCGTGGTCCTGAGGTGTACCACTCGTAGGCATTATCAAACGCCGTTTCTGATAAAGCATCTTGCTCGGAATGAGGATCATCAATAATGAGAAGATCT